ACGAACAACAAGCGTTCCTGATGAGTACGATTGAACCGTTGTTACAGTAAATCCGGTTGACGCGATATTCGATATAGCATAACTCGTCGTAGGTGTTAGAGTGGTTTCAACTCCGGCGGTTGTTACGTGAACAACCTCCTCATCCTCTGATGCCCATATCCGAAAGTCTGTTACGTTATACGCAACGCCTCCGGTGCAGGCAAATTCTTCTTTATACTTTTCGCTTGTTAGTGACATTATCTTTCTCCTTTAACTTTTAAATATATATATATAAGATATACATATATAATTGATCCACAAAATATTTCAATAATATCCATTAATCATCCCCATAAGTTGATGATATTCCTAGTCCCATTGAATTAGCTAAAGCATCAAACCCTTCCATTTCGCCCATTTGCCATGATATTAAATTTTGCACTTGAACTGGTTGAACACCTTTTAGTTTATTTACTAAATATGATGGCATTTGCTCATAAGTAAGAGGATGTCTTTTATAATCAAATGTGACAGTTTGTCCTGTTAATTTTCCATACTTTGGATCACCTTTTTTATATTTACCTTTGCGAGTTGTTTTATACAATCCTTTATCTTTGTCTTGACCAATAAATTCCGCGAGTGTCGTAAACCTTCTTCCTGCCCAGTCTGTTCCTGTTACAGCGTCATAAAAGAAATTAAATAAAACAGATCCTTTATGCTTAGCGGATTTAATAGGGTGCAATATAAATTTCATAGGATCAGTAAAATGTCCTAAAATTGAGAAGTATTTTCTTCTGTCGGTCTTGCCTTTAAAAAATTTATATATTGGTGTTACATCTACTTTTGTAGCTTTTAAATTTCCTTCTTCCCATGACCTTCTATAATTCCTAAAAAATCTTTCAATCACTCCCTTTGTTTCCTCATCATCCTCATCAATCGAAGCCATCAGCATATTTGCAAGCGTTGTAAGTAATGCGCCTTTAACAAGTATGCCAGCCCAAAACTTTCTATACATATTTGTTTCTGATGCTTTACCAGAATTAACAGCTTTGACCATTGTCCTAATATTAGATTCAGTCCAATCGGGCGCAAGCATGAGCAATCTGAATATGTGTTGTAATGTTGGGTTTCTCTCCATTCGCTCTAAGTGAAGTCCACCAAAATCGTCATTGATTAAATTAGCAACTTCCTTTGCTGCTTGATCTGCTGTTAAATCAGGATGAGCCTTTTGATGATTTCTAAGCTCAATCAGAAATGCTTTTGCTTTAAGACCAGCGCCAAACTCTCCAAATAAGAAGTCTGCCTGTGCCTGTCTTAATCCTAATATCTTTTCCTTTACTGCTGTTCCTCCGGGAATTTTATCTACTAAATTTCCAATAGCAGTTTTCTCATGCAATAAATTTTCTTCCCAGTCCTGTCTTAATCCAAGAGTCAATCCATTAGCTACGCCTAACCTAACATTAGGATCACTATTCTCTATTGATTTAATCCCTGCTTGATATGCTTGTAATATATCCATATCTTCAAATCTTTTATTATTAGTACCAAGATAATATGATCTCATAAAAGCAAGATGATGGAATAAAGAGCTTTGTAATATCCATGCTTTTGCAATCGCATTATATTTAGTAAGAGTCTTAATGCCCGGAACTTCACTTAACCCTGACCGACCGAATATCTTGTTAATTCTTTTCGCAACATCTTTAGGAGCATAAAGGTCTTGCCTTTCAAAAATCATATCATTATTAATAAAAAAGTTTTTGCCGTATGATTTACCTTTCTCAACTTCTCCGGCATATTTCCATTCATTGAAATTAGGAACATCTATTTTTTGATACCCTTCTATAAATTTAGTAGTTATTAATGGCTGTCCGTCGAGATTTTTAGTTTTCTTCATTTGAGTTATCAAGTTCTTACTTGCAATCGCTTTTGATATTTCTTCTTTTAATATCTGTAAGTTATTTGTTGCACTCTCTACTTTTAAATTATACCCTTCACTCATTCCCTCAATAATCGTTCCAAACTTTCTTTGCTTTGCATGGCGCGTACTAGCTCCAAACTTTTTTCCTAATTCTGTTGTTGATTTGTTTTCAAGATCCCAAATTCTGTTTGCGTATGAGTCCAATACATTTCTTATGATACCTGCATCTAACGCCTCAAGTCCTGTTTTCCTATAACTTTCTTCAATCTGATCGACGATCTTCTGTGCTTTAGGAGGAAGATTTTGGGATAGATCAACGATACGTTTCTGTTCATCAGTTAGCTTATCGTAAAGATCAGTAACATGAGCAGGGTTTCTTTTTGAGTCAATAGCAATATGAATAGCTTTGTCAATATCTTTTACATTAGCATTATATTTCTTTTCCCCTGATGCTTCTAATATCTGTTTTTGTAATGATCTCTTTTCAACCTTAGATTCAAATATACGAATATCTCTTTCTGCGAAGAATGACTCTTTCACATCAGTAAACGCATCATTTAAACTTTTGTCAGGAGCGATTAATTGATTAGAACCTTCTTTTACTGATACTGGTTGTTTTAGTTCAGGGCTTACTTCTTTAGTTAGCTTAGGGTCTTTGGGTTGTGCTAAGTTTAATTTCTGCGCCTTATTGAAGATGGCTTCTTTATCGGATTTATAGAACGCATCTGCTAATTTACGATCACTGGCGGTCATAGTATCTTGCAGTCGTAAAAACTTTGCATGAGTTTTCTGAACAAACTCCTCAACCGTCTTAAACTTCTTGGCTTCTTCGATTAGGGGATCAACAGCTTTCGGCACTTTACCTATCGTTTTAACCGACTCAGACATTTTCATCAATGCCCTATCTGTGCTTCCTGTACGCGCGCTGACTTCAATCTGTGCTTTACTCGCGCCTTCAGCCTTTACAATAGGAGTTTTAATAACCTTTCCGAGTGTCTTAATTAATTCAAATAAACTCTTTTTTGAAGCGGCTGCGTCAATAGCGGCATCAGGAATTTCCGGTGCTGGAAAACCTGCGGCTTTTGCTTTCGATCTAGCCTGTTTAACAATTTGTCTGCCTAACGCAGTTTTAGCAAGCATAGGAGATTCAAACATCAAAGACAATGCCATCACAACGCCACCCTGCTTAAATGATTCTCCTAAATCTTCTCCGAATACTGCTGAAACTGTTGCTACACCTGCCCCTCGTGTTCCTGCTCTTGCTAATGCTGATGCAACAGGTTTTCCAATAAATCGTAATCCTGATGAGTAGTGCCATATCGGGCCAAGAACTGCTCCTCTTGTTACAGCTAATGCTATATCTAAAGGCTTATCCTCACCCAACATTTCTTGAACGCCAACCTCAGACACACCCTCAACAGTGGCAAATGTTCCCATTGTGCCTAAAAGTGACTGAGGAAATACAGGAGCTGTTAAAACAAAAGGCGTAATACTTCCACTGATCATTCCAAATGTTCCTGCTATTGGATGTTTTTCAACTTCTTCATCAGTAGCAAATTCCGTCGATAAAAATTTTCCTGCCGGACTTTCTTCAAATGACTCAATCGCGGGTAAGGCTTTCTCACCAATCTTTCTTGCACCTTTAATAAATGGCGCTACTGCCTCTTTAGCTTGTTCAACAAAAACTCCAACACCTTCTTTAAAATCATCAAACGCAGTATTTTTAGTGCTATCAACAGGCATTCTTGACGCGGTAGAAAGATCAAAAGTTTTAAGTGCTAATCCTTCCTTTTCCTCTACAATAGGTTGTGCTGTTGCTAAATTAAATCCCATTATTTAACTTCCTCTATTCTTCCGTCAGGATAGACAATGGCTTTATTTCCAGCATCATCCATCATTAAAGTGCCTTCTCCATCAACGCTTGTTAATTCTAAATTCTTTTCTGATATTACTTCCATCTCTGCTTCATTCTTAGCTGCCAATGGTTCTTTTCCTTCTGCAACCTTTTTGGAATATTCATAAAGAATCTTTTGAGTATTATAAGCAGCTCCTAAAACTGAAAGATTAGTAATAGATTTTCCAATCTTGCTAAACATATTATCATCACCATTTTTAATTTCTTTTTCTCTCATCATAGAAAGCTGTAATAATGTAACCAACTCATCCTGATTTACTCTCCCATCCCCTCCACCGTTAAGCGTATTTATAATAGCCTGCTGAATTTGCTCAGAGTCTTTTGAATCGAAAACATCCATAGCATAAGATTGAAAGCCAGTATCATCAAATTCTGCTTTTTCTCTTGTTAGTTTTGATGATGTTGTCGCCTTTGAATAAGCCTTTGCAAAATCTTGAGATAAGTCGTCATTACCCATCATTGAATTTATATCATTCACAGATGGAAGCGAGCCGTCAGGTTTTACCATTTGAGAAACTACCGAGATTGCGTTATTTTGATGCGTTTCTTTTCTAATTCTTTTTTCTTCTTGTTTAATTTTTTTCTGTTGCTCCGACGCCATTCCTTTCATTTTTTTCATTTCTTCTTCACCAACTTGATAATCCTCAGTATTCTCTAAAAACATATTAGGATCATACTGCGCATCATACGCCGCCTCTGATTTATAAACATCTTCTTGAAATGATTTCCATTCAATATCTGCAACCTCTTTAGAATATAATCCTAACGTCATACCACGCTCTATCTGTTGTTTATATGTTGCTGTACTAGATATTTTTCCAGCTTCATCCATAGTAGGATAATTCTCAACAATGTTGCCTCTTGTATATTTTTGAACCGCTATTGCAGACGATATCTCCCTAGCCCTAAAATCATTCTCAATCCCCCATTTAGTCGCTTGAGCCTGACGGTTGAAATTAACCATAAACTCATCACGTGCCAGTTGACCTGATATATTCTTAGCAGCGTCAGAGCCAATCTTTTGAAACTCATTATCATAAACAGATATATCCATATCATTATCTGTCTGAGAGCGTTGTTTAGCCTTATTTAACTCCTCAAATACAAATGCGTTAGCTTCGCTTGTCTGGCGGAAATCCTTTATCTGAAGCAATCTATCCTGTGCCTGCTCGATCGCGGCAATAGCACCCCTCTGAGCCTGTTTAGATGAGGCAATCGCGCCGCCTCCGGCTAACTGACCACCAGAAACTTTTATCTGTGCATCGCTTTTATGTTGAGGTATTTGAACCATTATTACCTTCCTTTATATTTCGATATATTTCCCAAAATACTTGAACCAATATTAATATACTCATCCATTTGCGCTGATCTAGCGTCAGATTGAATTATTCTCTGTTGAGTGCCGATAGCACTTTCGCCCAATTCAACATTAATTTCCTCGAATATAGCGTCTAATTCGCTCTGTTTTAAACTCTCAGCCATTACAGCAGCTTGACCACCCTCGATAGCAAGGCCGGCTCTGGCAAATCCAGCGCGTTGAGTGCTGAATAAACTCATAGCACGTTCTCTAATCTGCTTAATACGCACTTTTGCCGATAACCTTGCAAGCCTTTTATCTAAATCGAGCATCTGAGTGTTAAAATTAGCTGTATCTCTGCCGCGTTTAGCGTTTATTAAGCCACTTGCAATTTGTCCTAAACCACTTACAATGCCTGCGTATGCTCCTACACCGCCACCTCCGCCTATATTAGTATTGCTTGCTGTATTTAAAGAACTTCGTGATGCCCCTGAAAATACTCCTTGAGTTCCCCACATTAGTTTACCTCCAATTCCGCTATAATCGACCTAACGTGCATAGCTAAAGGTTGTTCTTGTTCAACAATAATAGATTTTTCTCTATCCCATCCGCTAGGAAATGTAATACGTTTTATTCCACTGAATAAAGGCGGAGCTTCATCTGTATTCTGCGCTGACGTTCTGAATTTAATATCATCCATCTGCGCGTCAGTTCCGACTTTACATCCTAAACTTTTATATAAACTGATATTTACCTCTGATACACGTTTTATTTTACCTTGAGAGTTTATTTTTCCCGGCGCACCTTCAAGGTCATTTGTCTTAATGCGGGCCGTATATCCAAGACCTATAGCGACTTGAGAATAAGAATCATTAAACTTAATAATGCCACTAGCGACTGTGCTTGATGGATGCGCGCCGCCATCAGCACATACTTGTACTGTTTTACCTTCTAAATGACCTAATCCCGCTGATGAACTAAAACATACCCTAGCCTCGCCACCACTTGCGTATGCTGTATAAGCAGATCCATCAACACTTGTCCCTTCAAGTGAAACAAGTTTAAAAGTACCTGATGCAACAGATGAAACAATATATTTCACATTATTAACCTCAGTCATTCCTACAACGCCACGTATTTTAACCTCATCAAGATTAGAGAAACCATGTGACACGCAAGTAACTTGTAAAGCAGTAGGAGAGGTTGTTGTAACAATGTTAGTAATAGTCTTAGGGGAATCAGTTGCAAGTCCGCTATGAACAAAAAATTGATCTTCTTGATCTTCAAATTCGGGATCTACCATATACTCAATATATCTCTTTGTAGTCCCTCCGATAGTACGCTTAACAACAAACCATACCTCATCATAATCTGTCTTAGGAATTACTGATACACTTTCATAATCTCCGTCGGTAGAATGTAAAGTCCATGCCGCAACATTCTCATTAGTGTCAACTGTAAACACCGCAAGTTTACCATCGTCACGAACACACCATAACATATTATTAGGTGACTGCTGATAAGCCATATCAATAATACCACTATCAGTTATGTGCTCGCTCATTCTCGTAGCCATTTTAGATTGAAAGCTGTCACTCTCAAGCGTGTAAATATATTCTCTAAGAATACGACCATACTTCTGCCAATAAAATACAGAATCCCCGATCATCTGTGGCATGATATTAGGCTTAACTCCAAAACTTGATTTCTTTTTAGCTCTGCCTGTTGTCGGTGTCAACGCGATATTATCATTACCAGTCCCAAAAACAGTTACCCCTCCGGCTGTTCCTATTAAAATTTCACTTGCTGGATATATCCATTCAACACTTTCGTTTTTATTCGTATCAGCTTTTACAGTCATAGCGTCTGTATCTTCTGTCCCGACTTTAAACGTATCATACGCACCCGTTTCAGAAGGCCATGACGTTTGTGGTTCTGACTCTGTATATCCATAAATAAGTCTATTCTCTTTTATAGATACAGCTTTAGGATAACCACGATAGCCACTCCATGACGGTTCAGACCAATCCGTAGTCGCTGACGAACTAGGCAAAGTCCCACTATAAAGTACCGTTGCTGTTGCTACTGTTTTAAGTCCTGTTGCTGATACAGAAACGATTTGAGCATATCCATGAGAGCCTGTTATCGGCCCGATAGCCCAAATAGAGCCGACGTGAGTTGCATCAAATAAAGACGCACCGGATGATGTTAGAACAACTGAGCCTGTTAATGCTGATGCTGTTATCGTCGTATCAGTAACATTTGATTTCATTAATGCCGGACGCGCCTCATCTGCTGCATAATTAATTTGTGATAACGCCCATGTGGCATTACCTAATCTTTTTAACTGTGTTTGTGGAATCGTATCGTGAGTGATATAAAGGATATCATTCTTCTGAGCAAATTGGAGTTCTCTTAATGTACTTGTCGCATAACTTGTCGCAATCTCATACGCACTCGCGCCACTCAATATCTGTCCGTTATCTGTATAGAATCTCATATAGTTATTGCCAAGCTCAATTTGATATGCCTGATCGTCAGAGAATACAAAGTCTTTAAGTATTGTCACAGCGTCGGAGTCTTTGACTTCATTCATGAAATACGTTCCCGGTGCTTTTTTTGCACCACCATAAACCTCGACAACAACATTTCTAAGTTCCTGCGCAGATTGATAGTATTGAGTAAGCTCTGTTCTTCCATAAAGTTTAGGGCTTAACTCTCCGGCAACAAATGAATTTATAATTTGTGATGCGTTCATATTCGAGCGTTAGTCCATTCATCAGTTTTAAACTCGTCAGGAGTTACCTCTTGACCATTCATTGATTTAGCGTAATTTAATTTAGCTGTAAACTCTTGCCACACAAATTCAATCATTTTTTTATCACCTGTAATAGCAAACCATGATTCAGCTTTAAGACGTGCTGCAAATGCTGATACAAAAGAAGAATCCCATGTGTCAGGATCGTTATTATAAAAAATGTATTCAATCTTTACGGCATCAGAATCAGAGTATAATTTCTTTTCCTTGATCTTATGGTCATAATCATCTTCAACATCTGTCTTTAATAATTTAAGAAAATCAGGTGGTAAGGTAAACATATAAGTAAAATCATCTGTAAGAACTGGTGATGCTGCCAATCGCGAAAGGATTGCTTCTTTCTTAGCAAAACTCCATGGGTGAGAACGTAACATATCTTTAAGACAAATAGGCCACGCTATCGTCATTCTTCGTGCGTTTTCTGTATCTTCTGTCATTGCCTCAATTCTAACCGCACCAGAACCCAACAGAGCCATATTTACAACTTCAACTTGACTAGGCATATTGCCCTCCTTAAAAAAAGAGGGGCGGTTAAGCCCCTCTAGATTTACGCTTTAGAAACAAACGCAACAGCAACTTTAATTGTACCCGTAGCAGACGAAGCTCCCGACGTAGTAATAACTAAAGTTTGACCATCTCCGCTTGCAATTTCAAACCCTAAAGACGCGGCAACACCGTCGTCAGTAAAGTTTTTCTTATCAGCAGAAGAACAGTCAGTTTTTGCCATGAACTCATCAGCGTCCTCATTTGTACCAAACTCCAAATGATAATCACCTGATAACGTATCATGATCAATAATCCAATCAACAATACGAGCTTCAGCCGGTAAATTCTGACCGAATAACTCGATTACTGACCCCGTTGCAAGTGAAGCAGCTTCATAAGACTCATAAATCCACCGCACTTTTCCGCTCATAACTTCAGGCTCAATCGTATTGATTTGAGCTGCTCTTTTAAGCGTTCGATTTACTCCATAAACAGTAGCCATAATCTGACCTCCTTATTAGTTAATTAAGTTTATTCAGAACACTGAACAAGTACAACCTTCTCTTCTTCAAGTCGTGTCGAACCATAAGACTGTCCGGCATATACCTGAGCCGAGAAATGCTTTGCAGCTAGAATATCAATAGAAGCAAGCAAATCCAACCAGATACCTAACGTAACACCAGTTTTATGGTATGCCGCACAATTACGTACTCCGGAAGAAAATTCAGGAAGGCGCTCTGTTTGAATAAAATTAAACCCAACAAGTGTGCCCGGGTTTCCGTTTACTAATGCTTTGATCTGTGCATAATCAGCGCTGGTTACTTCTTCAATCGCTAACAAGTCCTCAATCTGCTCTGCCGAGACAGCAAAAGAACGACCATCAGACATAACTTCTTTTTCGTCTAATTTCTTCTTAGCTTCTCGGATTTTTGTCATATTCAAACCAGCTGAACTATGAACAATAATTTGAGTGGATGGGACTGTGTTAGAGGTCGTGCCAGCTTTGCCTGAATACGCTGTAGCCGAGAAAGCTGCGCAAACTTGCGTATCCTTAGCTCTCGCTAAAGCAAACGCGTTATTCTGCACAAGCTCACTCGTTGGATCTTTCAACATCTGAATCTTATCCATCTTATCAACTAGCGGTGCACGATAGTAATAAGTAGGAATAATTTTTCGACGATCATACTGCGGATCGTCATTAACAACTTCCTGATTACGAGCAGTTTTAACTCTCGCATCAGCAGATGCTAACTGATCTTGAAACGACTGCTCACCAGAACAATCTGTTTTGTTATGAACAGTTGGAGCGACCTTCACCATAGTTTGTTGGACTAAATGTTGAATATTGTCGCTATACTGATTTTTTAAAGCTTCTGTTACTGACGCCATTATAGCCTCCGATGTTAAATTAAACCAAATTTTAGCTTCGGTTATCCTTAAAGGGCCTTTGCTTCATACTACTTATTCAGGCCTCATCAGAGGTTATCTGCTTGCAAACAATGCGTTCTGGGGAATTAACCTTATCCAGTCTGCATTTTATAATAATCACTGAGCTTATCTGTCCAATACTTATGCTGTGGATCATTTGCATCATTCAACTCTTTAGATCGCTCAGATCTTATTTTATCAATTTCAAGTTTAGCAGCCTCAGGAGTCAATACCTTTCCTGTCATGCCAGTCTTGATTAATTGCTCTTCTGAAAACTCTTTACCTACATTCGCTAATAATTCAATAACAGCAGGGTCATTGCCATATTTCTTGACAATCTCCTGAGCCGTTTCTCCACCGAATGACTCAATCATTGAATTTGCTAACTTAGCGTTATTATCATAAGCAAGTCCCCACTTTGTTCTTAACTCAAGGCTTGCATTATCAAAATCTGCTTTTGTTTTTGCCTGTTGCGCGTCATTTCCTTTTGTAATAAGGTTTCCAAGCTCATTCATCATAAACTGATAATGAGAAGGTAACAATCCAGCTTCACGCGCTCTTGTCTTGAGTGCTGACTCAAGCTCAGGTGCAATAGCCATTCCTTCAGGCAATTTAAAATCTGCTCCGGTCTGGTAATCTTTAGAGTCAGACGGTGCGCCTAACTGCGTCATAACACGATTAAGCTCGCCTGCTTCAAAGTTACCATTAGTGTCCTTTTTCGGCATAGCGATCTTCTCATGTCCGACTAGCTTCTCAAGGTCGCTGTAACTTGAAATTACGTCACCCGAGGACTTCCATCCTTTTACGTCAATGACAGCTTTATGCTCCGGTGACATGGTTGCTGTCCAGTCTGCCGGTGGAGCTGGCGGTGCTGGTGGCTCAGGTGGTGCTGGTGGAGTTTCTCCACGATTATTTCTTAACATTTTAAACATTGTTTACTCCTTTGGACTCTCGTTATCCCTTTGGGACGCGAGTTACCCATTTTTTAATTGAACTTATTAATCTATCTATAAAAGGCGTTTCAATCGTTACTTCTGCCCTCGGAATAAAATTCGGTTTATTGACATCACGATAAGGAACAGGAACAGGATTATGTTTCTTTCTCCATCGACTACGACCATTTGCTTTTTCTGCGAATCCCATATTACTCCTTTATCAATTCAGCTACAATATCTGAAATATCTCTATTTAATAAACGTACAATATTAGCATAAATACTACGCCTACCCTCATTAAACGCCATCTTATGAGGCATATCATCATACGTTGTGACCGTATCAAAACATCGTGACGCTAAGTCTTTAAGCACTTCCTCGCCATCAACTGTATTAAATACCCTCATGTAAAGCTGTTGACGTTCTGATAGCTGACGTTGTATTTCCTGCTTCTGTATTTTTTCTTCTTTTGTAAAGTTATTGAACATTACCAGCCTCCGCTAATGTTTTATCAGTTTCCGCTCCGGTCTTTGCAACTTCCGCACCTTCACCTATCATCTGAATTTGAGCCTGTGCCTCCTGCTGTTGAGCGCGACCATCACGCATTTCCTCAACCTCTGCATCATCACGAATAACTTTAGGTGCAATGTTTGTCATTTCAGCTACATAATCAGTCGCCTCATCAAGATTTAACTTGTCCAGCACTTCAGGAAATTGACCTGACGCTAATTGCAACTCTGCAAATTGTCCTATAACAGCCATTGCATCGCCTAAATTCTGTAACTCTAAATGCTTCTGAGCACGTGCTAACGGCGATACATACTCAATCACATACTCTTGTCCTATTAATTCTGGTGGCAACGGAGGCAGCTTATTATTTTTGGCAGCGATGGCGTAAACACGCTCAATGAAAGGACTGAGCTTCTCGCGCATAATATTGCCGACAGCCGACCCTAACATTTGCATACGCTGATTATTAGCAATGCTTACCTCTGTTGCCGTTCTATTTCCAACTTGGGGGGAGGAAAGAAACAAATCATTATAAAATGTCTGTTGAATTGTAGTCTTTTTATATTCTAAATAATCAACTCCTATCTGAGTACGTGCACCCATATTAATAGGAGTGATATGTTCATTTGGAAAACCGACGTTTCTAATATTCCTACCTCTCGGGTTGAAATTATAAGGACGCAAAAACGCCTCATCCGGTATCTCAACCGGCGGTGCGATCTCAAGTTGTGCGCCGATAGCTGTTGTGTACTCAATTTGATTAAGCATTTGAACATCAGGCAATACGTTCATCATAGGAGAATACCCATAAGGTGAGTTTTTAGCAACTGCGAAACGTGACACGAAGAAAGGAAACTCTCTAAATCCACCTTCACGAATAATTTTCTTCTCATCACGTTCAATCCAAATGGCAGCGTATGGCATATTCTTAGATGTTTTCTTTGATTGGTCATAGACAGCGCGGGGGAGCACACAGAATAAAAACTTAAACTTCTTCTTAAAATCGATCTTAGCAAATGACTCTAAAACTTTATCACTTAACTTATCTTTACCAAACTTCTCAACTGCTTGTGATGCGTCAAACTCATACTCAATGTATGCCGTTTTAACACGACGCGCTGAGTCCTCCATAATAATAACATTCTCAATATTCATATCATGTAATCGAATATCATCAGTCGGATCATCCTCGCCATAGAGAATATCAGTACCGATCGAGCCTAACGTCAAATACCCCTCAACATCTTCTTGATAAAAGTTTGATGAGTTTATCATTGCGTAGAGAACGTCCTCAGTGTCTCTTAAATATTTAAGAACAGCTTGACTTGTCATATAATTACGGTTTTTAATTGCTATTGTCATCCAGCGTGTTTGAGGACTTGACATATAAGCCTGCATACCAGCGGCGAAATACGCATTTGAAAGTATCGCGGTTGAATCATAAATGTCTGTTGGTATTCTATTACCTACACTCTTAATGCGAGTGATGTAGGCTTTACGCGGAAGTGAATAATACATTAAATCTTGAAAGTATTGATCTAATACAGCACGACCTTCTTTCTCAGTATCATAGATCCTTATATGCTTCTCTGCTTCGGTCTCCGGCATCTTATCCTCCTAAGAGTGATGTTCTTCCGGTTACCGCTTCGTCTTGCACACCTAATGGTGATGTTAGAATCGACCGAGTTTGTGATAATCTAAATTTCTTGAGTTTGGTTTGTGCTGCTTTGGCGGCTTTACTTGTTGCTAATGCGGCTTTTTCTTCTGCTCCTGCTATCTCTGAGGCGCGTGCTGCGAGTGCTGACTTTTGTGATTTGCGTTCTTGTACGCCTTGTTGTATAGAGGAACCTGTGCTTATTACTCCTGCTGCTGCTAAAATTCCTCCTATAATCTCTATTGGCTCATAGCAAGGACTTGAAAACGGATATGTGTTTCTAACTATTGGGATGTGTATCATAACAACCTCCATAAAATCGTTTGTGCTTTCTATTCCAAAAAGATACTGTTTTATATCTTGACCTTAAACTCTTTAAACCTTTAAAAATATCTTTTGTTCCTTCTGTCCTGCATATTAATAATGTAATTACACAATTATCACCCTTAGCGTTTATACATTCTTGAGCAAACTTTCCATCGAGATGAAAGTTTGTGTCTTTACTCACCCTCTCTGCTTGTTCATCCGTAAGTTCAAAGAACGCTGCCATCGAGTCATTAATTGATAGCCAGTTCACTAATTAAAACCTCCACTTATTAAATATAGTAACAAAACCGCACATTTTCAAGCTAAAACTCACTTATTTAAAATTAAGCGGATTACTCTGCTTAACTTCTTCCAAAGGTGACAACACATCAGCACGTGCTTTGACAGGAGGATTAGCCACTTGTATCTGCATTGAAAGCGCGTCAATAAGATCGACAAACAATGATTTAAACCCATCTTGCGTTACACCATTTAACTCTGTTTCCATTTCAGCTAACCAAGGTGCTTCATCAGGAAAGTATATCGTATGCGCTTTAAAGATAGGTGACAGCATCTTAACACGTTCAAGTTTATTACCAACCTTCGCGTGTTCGACTTCCTTGATATCAAAAAAGATATTACGTCGTTGCATTTCCTTATAGATAAACGGCTCAAGGATCTGTTTAAAATGTCCCTTCTCAATGCACATTGGTATTCGTCGCCTACCACCGAAAAACGGTGTCCATTGTGTGACAACCTCAAACATCTTATCAATAAACTCATCAGACTTCCAGCGACCGAAAGGCACATCAACAATTATCCAACGATTATCTTTTGTTACACAGTTGACAACCATTGCACGATAACACGCTGTCTTGTCCTGTGATGAGGCAGGATCAACTGTTACGAATATATTACAATCGCTGATTATAGTTTCCATATACATCGGAGCATAACGGATAATGTCTAACAAATCAAATATGCGCGTCTCAGGGCTTGTCGCCTCGCACATACGCTCACGCATCCATACGTCTATCTGACCGAGATCACGAAAGGCCTTCTTCTCTTTCTCAATCATTTTAATGTCATACTTCTCAGGCCATGACGACTCACCATTCGCATTAAGTATTGCAACTTTCCTTGTTCTGAAGTTAAGCGTCTCGGAATTAGCAATAACACGCTCAACAATACACTTCTCGCCTAGGTTATTACCGATAAGGAAAATACGCGAGTATTGACCTAGAAACTTAACGTCAGACAAGAACCATTTCCAATCGTTATCCAACACTGTATCACTCTTTGAATCCTCAGTATCTTGTGGATCGTCAATCAATACGATCTTAGGTCGTCTGTCTACATTAGCTAACCCACGAATTGATGAGCCTTTACCATAAACCTCAAAGCGCACATTAAATACTTTATCATGTTTGTCCCTTACATCGACGCTAAACACTGACGCTGACTTCTGTCTTACTTCGACTAGGTTAGAGTTAAGAGCAGGGTTTGTAAGATATTCATTCTCAATTTCAAGTAGTTTAGCACTCGCAAGATCTTTGTTCTGTTTGATGATAACAATGTAATCACGTTTTTTGGAAGGGAAGCGCAGAGCGTAAAGTGGAAAGGCCCTGAGTACTATTTGTCCTTTGGCTGATTCACGAAAACCCTCAACACCAAAGTTGTCCATTTCTTCAAGTAATATGTCAGACCAGTCATAATGAAAGTCAGCCGGTGCTACGTTATCGCCACTGTTAATAAGCATGATATGACGAAACGCGACTAAGTTCTTTGACGACGCTTTGATACGTTCACATAAATCTTGTTCTAGGCTTTGCTCCATGACGTTCTATTCCTTAAATAAGGTAAGCCAGCCTTAAACATTTTAGTCCAATGTATCTTTTCACGCGCCATGATCTCATGTGTCCTGTTAAAATAACCATTCTCATCGGCGATCAGTGCATATATGATACGTTCAAGTTCCCATTTATCGAGTTTTGATTTAAACTCATAATCAACCCAAAGTTTAATACCCTCCTCGAGAGTAGCAAACTCATGTTTTTTCATTGATGGTTTATCGAATATAGAACGCAAGGAAAGCGCATGGAGTGTTTCTAAAGAGATATGAGGCTGTAGTGTTTTACTGTGCTGAGTTATCAACGACTCTCTCCGGTATTGATTTCTTTGCCATTTGTTCGAAGAAGTTTATATTTTGATTAAAGTCGCCTTCGATAAATTGTTTTGGTAGGCCTTCTAAGCGGTTAGCTATCTCGCGGAAGGCGTAGACATCGCCTTCTTCTGCTTTTTCTATCAATGCTTTAACAGCTTTAATCATTCGCGCTTTAGGAGAACCATTATCGTCTATTTCTTCATTCCATATTTCACGAATGATAGTTTTTAAACTAACAGAGCCTTTTTGTCTGCCACCTCCACCAGGTTGATAATCTTTACTGAATTGTTTTCCAGGATGATCGCTCACTCGCATAACCTCGATATGCTTAAATTATCTATAATAAAGTTGTATTTTTATAAGTCATATTATAATTTTACACAACATTTGAGCGTGTGTCAACCGAATAACAAATATTCTCCAACCAATCAGGACATCGCAATCGTTTTAAATTAATACATTTCGGTGTTTCAATGTTTAAAAAAGGAAACATATTATGAACACTGGCAGGACAAATAGAATCTTTCATCATACACGTTGGGAAAACAAAGCGATCTCCAACCTTGTGACCATAATCACATGGGCCATTAACCCTCACGACCTCAGCATGAATTACATCACGCCAATCCGAAGGAACGCCTTTCTCAAACTTTCCATCATTAGCGCGCATCTTAACAATAACATCAACACCTTTCTCGGCAGGACAACATACCTGACAATCGCCTTTATCGTTATAAGCGTATTTTGCCGCCGTAATGCAGTAATACTTTAAATCCCGCGACTTCCTCACCGACCTTTTCCTCCATACCTCTGCCGAAAAGAATTTTTGTAGGATTATAGAAAGTGCCGTTTAGCATGATATGTCTTCTAGGGCTTTGCGTATTTGTGCTATTGGATATGTTATTGAAGTAGTTTCTTTATCCCTATGAACCATAATCCCAGTTGAACTGGCTTCATCAAACACCTTCAAGACTTCGGCGTGGGATATCATGCCTTTCATCAACTTTTTATTATTAGCAATCATCTGTCTTATGGCTTCGCTCTTTTTAATACAGTTTATATTCTCTGGATGCTCTTGATAATGTTCTTTGGCGATTTGAGCAAACTCTGTATAAACAGTTTCGTGAGAAGATACTTTTAACTTATCTGTTTTGCGTAAGAAATATTTAAACTTCTCCTCAAGTGTTTCCTCTTTTGGCTCATAAGGTGGAACACACCCATGAGGATAAGAATTAACTCCCTTTGGCTCATCTTCCAATGCCTCAAGAGCCATAAACTTTTGACCGCCCTGATGATATTCTGCCGTTACTTTATAGTGCTTCTGCATATCTTCTCCTTTGGGATTCAGACATCTTCATTTTAGTTTCCTCAGAATGTTTCTTTCCTTTAAATCCATATGTTGCTTTTCTGACAAAGTTAGACCTTCTTGTGTTCTCTCCTCTTTCTATAAAACGACAGTTCTCAAATACATAATCCCCATCATTGTCTATGCGGTCTATTGATGGTTGTTTCATAAAGAAAGCACCATCCCTAAACCATAGCCTTCCCATTTCCCAAAAGTCTATGATAAATTTTATTCCCCTACCGCCATAATTCTTATATGCTTCATTGTGGGTATTATTACACCTAGATTTTGCTCTTTGCCAAGTGACATACCAAGGTTGCTTAGTCCTATATTTCCCCATTCTTCTCTCCTTGTAAGGTGTGTGGTTAATCCCCTGTAATTGCGTGTTCAATATCATCTTCTGTAAATTCTGGTTCTTGGCAATTTGTCGAAAGACAATGAGGACAACATGTATATGGATTTCCTGTATGTAGGTTTCTCCAATATATTCCGTATTTCCCACATCTACATTTCATATCGCTCATCCTATTCCCCCTTGCTTCGTTTATTCTTTTCTAGGTGCTCCCCTATTGTCTAATTCTTCTTCCAAGCCAATTCCAACCTTTAATCTATATCTTTTTCTGTCACACTCTCTTCTTTTTTCTGAACACTCTTTACAGGTTACGCATTTATTAACATTTTTTCCACAAGTAACACACAATCCGTCATTCTTTTTTATTCTCTGCCATTTAATCTGCCGACTCATCATCCCACCCCCTTATAAATATAACCCAATGAAAGAATGGATATGCTGTCCAAACTCCATTTGTAAATTTATGAACACCACCTTTTCTTGTGTTTATAATTTTAATCATCCCACCCCAATTCTTTATTGATTAACATTATTGATTCTTCAATCATCTTTTCCCCTACTGAATTTGTATATGAATGCTTGCCAATATAATCTAGTTTCTCCTTCAACCCCCCCAACAACTCCTCATAATAGGCGTCTGATTCTTCGATGGCTTGATTGTAGCCCTTAGCTCCCTCTATATCTCCAACATATTTGATACAATCATTAAGGTCGAGGTTATCATAACTCATTACTTCTTTCTTCTCAGGTCGTTTCATATCTCCCCCTTGATGGTTTGGTTGGTCTTGTTCAGCATATTCTTTGATTAACTCATCAACTTTTGCTTGGTGTATTACCCCAAAGGTTGACATAATTGCTTTTTGCAATTTCTCCCACCCCTCTGCTTTATAAACTATGTTTTCTTTTATAACATTTGACAGTTTTAACTCATCTAGCTCATTTAACGCTCGGGTGTTCCATGATTGGACTGCTCTTTCTATTTTTAATTGTCCATAACATCTTGCTATTTTTGTAGATGTGTTCATACATGGAAGCACACAATAACATCCTTCTGTCATACACCCTGCAACAAAAACATCAAAATCTAAGTTTCTAGATTTATTTTCTATAAGATTAATAATTTTCCCTCTTCCACCACAAAAAGGGCAAGGTCTAAGTTCTTTCATAATTTAGCTCCTTTTATATTTACACATTATTTTCTTCCGTCCTTTAATCTTAAAAAATCTCAAAGTTATTTCATTTAATTCATCACCGCATTTCCTACAAATCCCAAGCCACACATTACCTAAAGCGCAAATCTGCCATTGTTCCGTAGATGGTTTG